AAACAGGAGATGGAACAACAGCACTTGTTCTAAGCCCAACAACAACTACAACTGGAACTGTTGTACGTTTAGATGCCGCAAACGAAACGGGCTCTGGATTTTCAACATTACATCTTCGTGCTTTTGAAACCATGTTTTATGGAAGCTCAACAGAGCGTATGCGTATCGCCTCTACTGGTGAATTGCTGGTAAATACAACCACTGTTCAAACAGGTGCAAAGTTAGCGGTAACAGGTGGTATCCAAGGAATCATAACTTCTGGAACAGCCGTTGTTAATCCAACTAGTCCAGCAAGTGCAAGCATTGATTTTACTGGGATACCTAGTTGGGTGAAACGTATTACAGTTATATTTAGTGGGCTTAGTCTTAGCAGCACAGCAGATATTTTGGTTCAACTAGGAGACGCTGGCGGCATTGAAACCACCGGTTATGTATCATCTGGTTCCGCAACTGGAACAGGCGCAGCCATTTCTACTTCTACTGCTGGCATGATAATTCGTTCTGCCGCTGCTGCATCTGTTACAAGCGGAATCATGACAATACAAAATCTAACTGGAAATTCATGGGTAGCAAGTTATTCAGGAAAACAATCTTCAACTTCTTCTTCTTATGGCGGCGGTGATAAAACCTTATCCGCTACCTTAACTCAAATTAGAATCACAACAACCAGCACAGACACCTTTGATGCTGGAACAGTTAATATATTTTACGAAGGTTAAACATGACATACAGAACCGTAGTGGATATGCAAACAGGAATAGTTACACAAGTTGAGCACACGACTGAAGAACAGGTAGTGGCTGACGTAGAACAAGAAGAACAAGCATTGACTGATGCAACCCCACAGGAAGACTCAAATTTATGAACATAAACCTTACCTTATCTATAGAAGAAGTCAACGGCATCCTGCAAACGCTGGGACAGTTGCCGACATCTAGCGGTGCTTGGCCTTTAGTAGTAAAGATAAAGGAGCAGGCAGAGTCTCAAGTTCCGAAAGAAAAGGAAGAATAATGGCAACTGAGCACATGAGCGAAGCAGCTAAGAACACAGCAGATGCACTGTCTGTTGTGACTGTCATTGGCACACTAGCAGAGATACTACCTGCTGTTGCTGCTCTATTTACTATTGTTTGGACTGGCTTTCGGATCTATGAAACCGAGACAGTTAAGGGATGGTTGGGTAAGAAATGAGCAGAAAAGTATCCGCTGTTACAACTAAGACAACGACTACCAAGGAAACTATCCTTACGGTTCCTACCAAGAATACTGGTCTTTGGCAGTTAATGTATATCATTAGTCTTACTGGTAACGATACTCCAAAGGTCTACTGGTACGACTCTTCTACTGACACTGAGTACTTTGTTGTTGGTGGTAAGAACTTAGGTGCTGGTGAGTTTGTTAGATTAGATGGAGAGGCAGAGGTAGTCTTACAAGCTGGTGATGAGATTCGTGTACAAAACTCTACTACTAATACAGTAACTTACATAGCTACTGTAGAGTTCATGCCTGAGATGACAGTTCAGTTCCAATTCTAAGGAGATAGTATGCCAATGGTAGACGGAAAGAAATACCCTTACACTAAGAAGGGCAAACAAGCAGCAGCTTCGGCTAAGATCAGCAAACTCCGTAAAGAAGGAATGCCTCAGAAGCAGGCAGTAGCTGTTGGTTTATCGATGGCTGGTATGTCTAAGAAGAAAGCTAAGAAAGGCTCTTCTCGTGGTTACTAAGCCCGGTCTCTATGCCAACATCAATGCAAAGCGTAAACGGATAGCAGAGGGATCTGGTGAAAAGATGCGTAAGGTAGGCTCTAAAGGCGCACCTACTGCTCAGGCATTTAAACAGTCTGCAAAGACAGCAAAGAAGAAATAAATGGTAAAGAAAGTATATCAGAACCCTGAAGGTGGCTTAAACGCTAAAGGCAGGGCATACTTTAAGAACAAGGAAGGCGCTAACCTGAAGCCTCCAGTGTCTGCTAAGGAAGCTGCAAAGTCTCCTAAGAAGGCAGGGCGTAGGAAGTCTTTCTGTGCTCGTATGAGTGGTGTGCCGGGACCTATGAAGGATGAGAAGGGCAGACCAACAAGGAAAGCATTAGCGCTTAGAAAATGGGATTGCTAAATGGCAAACAAAACTTATCTAGAACTTGTCAACGATGTACTGGTTAGGCTTCGTGAGAACGAGGTTACTTCAGTCAATGACACCACATACTCCAAACTAATTAGCAAGTTTGTTAATGACGCTAAGAGGCAGGTAGAAGACGCATACAATTGGAATGCTCTGTCTGAAACCTTAACTGTCTCTACTACTGCTAACCTCTTTAACTATGTTATGACTAATGCTGGTATTCGCTTCAGGGTCTTTGACGTTATAAATGATACAAGCGATTGGTTCATGGAGAACGCTTCTACCAGTGATATGAATAATAAGTTTTTAAATCAAGCTCCTGAGTTAGGTTCTCCTCGCTACTATAACTTTAACGGTGTAGATTCTAATGGGGATACTCAAGTAGATTTGTATCCTATTCCTAATGGTACATATACTCTTAACTTTAATATTATTAAACCACAGGCACAACTAGCTCTTAACTCAGACCAGATAAAAGTTCCTGACGAGCCTGTCATCTTCTTGGCCTATGCGAAGGCACTGGCAGAGCGTGGAGAAGACGGTGGACTAAGCAGCTCTGAGGCTTATGGTTTGTATCAGACATCATTAGCAGATCACGTAGCAAACGAAGGTAATCATTATCCAGATGAATTTACTTGGGACGCTGTCTAATGGCATCTCCATCACAAACGGCTAGTATCGCAGCACCGGGATTCTTTGGACTAAACATCCAAGAGTCTGCAGTGTCTCTGTCTTCTGGCTTTGCGCTAGAGGCTAACAACTGCGTGATCGATAGGTATGGTCGTATTGGTGCTCGTAGAGGCTGGACACCTGTAAACACAGCAGTCAACACAGACTTAGGTGCTGCTAACCCAGTAGAGTTTATGTTTGAGTTAACGAATAATGGGTCTAGTCAGTTCCTTAGTGCTGGTAACAATAAGCTGTTTACTGGTACTACTACGATGACCACCAATGCTGTACGAAACCAAGCTAACAGTGCAAACCTAACCTACACAATCACTGGAAACAACTGGCAGGGAGCTGCTCTGCCTTACGGCGATGGGTCTGCTGCAGAACCTCATGCATACTTAGTTCAGTCTGGTCATCCTATGCTGATGTACCATCGTATGGCTACTCCGGGAACTGGAGCTACGTTTACAGTCTCTACTGTCTCTAGCGGTGCTATAACTGCCTTGACAGTGACTGCTGCTGGATCAGGCTACAATGTAGGAGACATCCTTACCCTGTCTGGTGGAACCACTGCTGCTACCGTTACTGTGGCTACTTTGTCTGGTACAGGCGTGGCTACTGTAACTATTACCACTGGTGGAGCAGGCTACTCAGTATCGAATGCTCTGACTAGCACAGTAACAACCACCGCTAACCCACACTCTCACACAGGCTCATTCGGCTTCCAAAGGCTCGCTGATGTAGGGACAATACCTTTGGGGTATTCTGTTGGTGACTTCGCCCCTAACTGCGCTCTAGCGGCTTATGGACGTATATGGGTTGCAGACATTGCTGGAGACCCACAGACAGTATACTTCACTCGCTTACTAGACGGATCAGACTTCCAAGACGGAGACTCTGGATCTCTGTCCTTAAATGCTGTCTTCCCTAACACAGACAAGATAGTTGCTATTGCAGCGCACAACGGATTCCTTATTATTTTTGGTCGTAATAACATTGCTGTCTATGCTAACCCAATCGATGTAACTACGTTGACCTTACAAGACTATATTCCTAATGTGGGCTGTATCGCTAGGGACTCTGTTCAGAGCACTGGTACGGATACTATCTTCTTGTCTGACTCTGGGGTTAGAAGCCTGCAGCGAGTTATTCAGGAGAAGTCCTTACCTATGCGGGATATCTCTAAGAATGTTCGAGATGAGTTGATGACCAGTGTGGCCTCTGAGACAGCGGCTAATATCAAGTCTGTCTACTATGACAGGGATGCCTTTTACTTGTTAACCCTACCTATTACTAAGTCGGTATACTGTTTTGATATGAGGACTCCTTTGCAGGACGGGTCTGCTAGGGCTACTACTTGGAGTTCTATAGAGCCTAAAGCCCTTATTGTAACTAATTCTAAAGACCTATACCTTGGTAAACCCGGATATATAGGAAAGTACTTTGGTCACTCTGATAACGGAACTAACTATCTCTTTAGTTACTTCACGAACTACTTTGACTTTGAAAAACCTACCGTTGAAAAGATCATGAAACAGATTGGGTTTGTAGTTATTGGAGGCTCTAACCAGAACGTATCTATTAAGTGGGGCTTTGATTATAACGAAAATTACTTTGCTTTTGCAAAAAAGCTTGACACTTCGGCAGTTTACGAGTATAATATAGGGGAATACAATATTGCTGAGTTCTCAGACGGTATTGTCCTCGATAAGTTTAAGATACAGGCAGGTGGCACAGGGTCTGTTATGCAGATTGGACTAGAGGCTGAGATCAACGGTAACCCCATCTCTATTCAAAGGATTGACGTTTATATTAAACAAGGAAAACAAA